ACGGTACAGCCAGAATATTTTTCGACTCAGACAATGGCAGAGGGTATTTTGCTAGCACGGTTACTGCTACATCATTCTCTGGTGCTGGTACAGGATTAACTGGAACTGCATCAAGTCTTTCTATTGGTGGCAATGCTGCTTCAGTTGCAAATGCTTTGACTATAGGAACTGGCCTTAAATTAAGTTCAGGAACTACTTATAATGGTTCAGCAGCAGTTACATTAAATGCAGTTGGAACTGTTATTAACTCTCAAACTAGCGGATATACATTAGTTGCTTCTGATGCTGGCAAAACTATTTCAATTACTACTGGTGGTGTAACAGTAAATAACTCTGTTAATTCTGCTGGCGATATTGTTTCAATTTATAACAATTCAGGATCAAGCCAAACTATTACTCAAGGAACTGGAGTTACATTGCAATGGGCTGGTCAATCTAGCTCAACAACAGGCAATAGAACTTTGGGTCTTTATGGATTGGCAACTATTGTATTTATTAGCTCAAGCAATGCTGTAATTACTGGTTCAGGATTAACCTAATATGACTATCATGCAAGCATTATTAGGGGGTGGAAAACCTCCATTAGTTGCTAATTTTTTAGTTGTCGCTAGTGGTGGCGGTGGAGCTTGTTTGGGCGGTGCTGGCGGTGCTGGTGGTTTTTTATCTAGCTCAAAAACTTTAACTAAAAGTGCTGTTTATACAGTTACTATCGGAGCTGGCGGTGCTGGTGGTTACAATGGTGGAAATCCAACACAAGGCGATAATTCAAGTGTTTCAGGAACAAACGTTTCACTAACTGCTATTGGTGGCGGTATTGGTGGCGGTAACTGGAACGTAGGTAATGATGGTGGTTCAGGCGGTTCAGGCGGTGGCGGCGGTAACGGATATGGCTCCGGTAATAATGGTGGTGCTGGTACCGCTGGTCAAGGTAATAATGGTGGAACTGCGACATTAACTGGTTCACCTTGGTATTCTGCAAGCGGTGGTGGTGCTGGTGCGGCTGGTGTTTGGGTAGCAGGCCCTAATAATGGTGGCAATGGCTTAACAACTACATTAATTACAACAACACAAGCTACAACTTATGCAGTAGGTCAAGTTAGCGGTGGTTCTGTTTACTTTGCTGGTGGCGGTGGAGGAACAGGCTGGTCAGTTTTAGGCGGTTCTGCTGGTAGCGGTGGTTTAGGTGGCGGAGCAAGCGGAAATCCTGGTGGCCCTGGTGGTGATTGTGCAGACAATACTGGTGGCGGTGGCGGTGGTTCAGGTTATCCAGGCTCATCATTGTTTTATCGTGGTGGATATGGTGGCTCAGGATGTGTATTGTTGTCCATTCCTACTGCACAATATTCAGGCACTTATTCAGGCACAGTATCAGTAGTCACTAATGGTTCAAATACTGTATTGATATTTACTGGCTCAGGAACTTATACAGCATGAGTTATTTTGCAAAAATTGAAAATGGTATTGTTCAAAGTGTTATTGCTGCTGACCAATCATTTATTGATACTCAAACTGGCGAATGGATAGAAACTGACCCAAATGCTCATGGTGGAGTTGGTTTAAGAGCCAATTATGCTGGAATCGGCTATACATATAATTCAGTAAATGATGTATTTTATTCTCCACAGCCATTTCCAAGTTGGGTTATTTCAGCACCTACTTGGTTATGGCAAGCTCCTATTCCTTACCCTAATGATGGTAATTTGTATAAATGGAATGAATCAACTCTTTCTTGGGTATTACTAAGCTAATGTTTGGAATTTCGTCCTTTGCTCAAGTACCGTTTGCTTCACTAGCAGGGACAGCTTTTACTGCCGCACTTACAGAAAACATTGGAGTAGCCGACAGCAATACTAATACCTTTGCTTATTTACAGAGCGTAACTGAACCTATTACAATAACAGACCTTAGTTCAACTGCTGGGTTATTTATTCTTAGTCTTAATGAAAACTTTAGCGTAGCCGATTCCAGTACCCAGCTGTCCACGTTCCTACAATCCATAGCGGAAAACTTTAATCCAAATAATGCCCAAACAATAACCGCTCAATTTGCTGCAGCGCAAACAGAAAACACAAATTTAGCAGATTCTAGCACCCAATATTTTGCTGCTTTAGAAGCCCGCTCTGAACCAATAAATTCAATCCAAGACTCAAACACTCAAAACTCCGCATTTGGTCAAACCATAACGGAGCCAATTACTTCTAACAACGCCCAAGCCATCACTGCCCAGTTTGCCTCTAGCATCACTGAAAACATTACTAGTGCAGATATTATTGCGGTGGCTGCGCAGTTTGCAGCGTCTATATCTGAAAATGTTAAGCCAGCAGATGTGGCTACTATCGTTTCTAATTTTTTCTTAGCTATTACAGAAAATTTAACATCTGCTGAAACCAAATCAATTACTGCCCAGTTTGTTAGCTCTATTATAGAAAACCTTAATTCTGGGGATTCTGCCTCTGTCCAAGCAGCTTTCTTGGCGGCCATTACGGAGAACGTTTTCTTGCTAGACTCGCTAATTGCTCGTGGTTGGGTTAAAATTAACGATAATCAGACGTCAAATTGGGCTAATATTAACAATGCTGGAGGCGGTAGCTGGACAACTATTAGTGATGTTCAGAACCCAGGTTGGACTCAGATTGACGATTTTCAAGGATAAACCATGGCATCTACGTACTCAACTAGTTTAAAAATCCAAGAAATTGGTAACGGCGAACAGGCTGGTGTCTGGGGCAACACGACTAATACTAACTGGCAGCTAATCGAACAAGCTGTGGCAGGGGTACAAACCATCACAATGTCTAATGCTGACTATACGCTAACAAACCTTAACGGCGTATTAGATGAAGCTCGTAATATGGTGCTTGTGATACAAGGTACTAATTCTGCTATTCGTCAGGTTATTGCTCCGTTAAATCAGCCTAAAATGTATGTGATTTTTAACCAGACAACTGGCGGCTATGCTATTACTATTGGCGCTTCAAGTGGTTCTGTGGTCTCTATTCCTAACGGAACTACCGCCCAAGTTTATACAGACGGCACAAACTTTTTCTCGGCCCAAACAGGTTCTGCTGGCGATTTTAAAGTTAATGGTAATTTTACGGTTACTGGAAACCAAACCGATACTGGCAATTTAACCGTAGGCGGAAACTTTACTGCCAACAATGCAGCAACTTTTGCTGTTAGCCCAACAGCCCCAACCCCAACAACAGGGGACAATACAACAAAATTAGCAACAACAGCTTTTGTACAAAACTCTATTGGCGGTCCTTATGGAACAATGTCAACACAAAATGCTAATGCTGTTGCTATTACTGGTGGGACAATTAATGGAGTTACAGGAACTGCTTCTGGACTAACTGTAGGAACTGCTACAAATGCTACAAACGTAACAGGAACAGTTGCCATTGCTAACGGGGGTACAGGACTAACATCAGCTAGTACAAGTGGATATGCTTTACGCTCAACTGGTTCAGCATTTTCAATGCAAAGACTTGGTTTGGGAATGACTGGTGAAACTTGGACTTCATATACTATTAATTCCCAAAGAAGTTCAGGAACAACTTATACAAATTCTAATGCTTATCCAATTATGGTTAATGCTCATGGCGTAACTAATGGTGCTGGAAATGCTGGAATACAAGGATATGTAGGCGGCGTTCTTATTGCTAGTGATGTTCCGTTTGCAAATTCTTCAGGTTATGGTGGTTTTGTAAGCATGATTGTCCCCGCTGGAGCAACTTATTCAGTTGTTTGGGGTGGGTCATCTGGCGATTTAACGCTTTGGGCAGAATTAAGTTAAGGATAAATCATGGGTCAATTTACAATTTCGGGTGATACAAGCGGAACGCTAACTTTAGCTGCTCCTGCCGTTGCTGGAACTCCAACAATAACTTTTCCAACGGTTACTGGAAATGCCTTGGCTTCTACTGGGGTCACTGCATCTGTTTTGGGTACGGTGACTAATAAAGTGGCTGTTAATATTGGCGGAACAGTTTACTATCTGCTAGCTTCTACTTCAGGAACCTAATATGGCAACTACACTAAATGCCGGTACTACAACGGCAACAGGGCTTAATGTAACAACAGACACTTCTGGTGCAATGGCTATCCAGACTAGTGGTGTAAACGCTATATCAATTAGTTCATCTCAAGTAGTTACTTTAGCCAATCCATTAGCTACGTCTCAAGGTGGTACGGGAAATACTACTGGCGTTGCCACTGCTATTGCTAATACTGGCGGCTGGGCTGTAACTCCAACTGGAACAAAGCTTTATTTTAGCTATAATGGCACCAACGTAGCTAGCATGGACTCGTCTGGAAACCTTATAGTGCGAGGGAACATAACCGCTAACAGCACTATAGCCTCAACCAGCCCAACACCTTAATTAGGAGCAACACATGACAATTACAACTTCGGGTACAACCCTAACCTTTAATGATGCGACTACGCAGACTACTGCGCCATATTACTTCCCAACTGGAACTGCTATGCTTTTCCAACAAACTGCAGCTCCTACTGGATGGACAAAAGTAACCACTTATAACGACTATGCTATTAGGATTGTGTCAGGAACTGCTTCTACTGGTGGTACCGTAGCATTTACAACTGCATTTGCTTCTAAAGCGGTTACAGGAACCAATAGTTCAGGTGCAGTAAGTGCAACATCGTTAAGCACAGCACAACTTGCAAGTCATACGCATAATGTCGCAGCAAGTGCTGGTTGTGGTGGTGGTAATCCTGGGTACCCCACTCGTGGATCTTGCGGCGCTTCTCCATATGCTACTACTGCAACTGGTTGTGGTAGTTCACATACCCACGGATTTACACAACCAACATTTAGCGGTACTGCTATTAATTTGGCGGTACAGTATGTAGATCATATTATTGCAACTAAAAATTAAAGAGGAAAAAGTGAAAATAGAAACAAAAATGAATTGCCCACTTAATAATTTTGAGCCGTGTAAATTATTTGAATGTGCTTGGTTTATTCAGTTGCAGGGAACTAACCCTAATACTGGAAAGCAACTAGATGAATGGGGTTGTTCAGTAGCTTGGTTGCCTATGTTACTTGTTGAGCATAGCCAAATGGAAAGACAAACTGGTGCAGCTGTAGAAAGTTTTAGAAATGAAATGGTTAAAGCTAACGAGGCTTCACAAATGTTATTAAGACAAACTGCAAAAATTACTGCAACAAGTAACAACGAACCAAAATTAATTGGAGATTCATATGAGTAACTTAACAATTATTGTTAACGATAATGCTGTATATTTAGATGGCGGTGTTTTAAGCGGATTGGATTTAACTTCTGCTAGCATCCCTACTAATATCCACGCTTTACAATGGAAAACAAATGTAGGTTGGATTGAATTTATTGACAATCCTGACGGCTCTAAAAGCGCTAATAACGAGCCAATTAGTGCGCTTCCAGATTGGGCTAATTCTTGCATAGCCATTTTTAATAAACAAGTTGAGGCTAATAAAGCGGCGGCACAAGCGCAGCAAACAGCAGCAACCCAAAACCAACCACAGACAACTGGTACAACGGTAATTTAAATGATTATCAATAAAGAACCAACCCATCAATTTTCATACGATGCTGGGTCTATTGGTGTTTGGCACGTTAATAAAGGCGAAGGATTGTCCAAACATAGCCATTTGTTTGCCCATGCTACTGTGTGCTGTGCTGGTTCTTGCATGATACGTAAAGAGGGACGTGAAGTAATTATTACACCAATGTCTCAACCAGTTAGTTTAGTTGCTAATGAATGGCATGAAATTGAAGCTTTAGAAGACGGAACTGTATTTTTTAATGCTTGGGCGGGTGATAAGTATATTTAATGAATAAGTATTTAATTCGTTTTAACAAAAGCAGGGGTGAAACAGGTCGTGGTACCGCCGAGCATGTTTGGCGTGTTTTTGAAAATGGGCAAGAATATTTAGTAAAACACTTTAAAATTAATGTGCCATCGCAAAGCGAAATGGATGCAAATGCTGCAGATTGGAATGTCGCTTGTTTTGGATATATGACTATAGATAGAGACACTTCTACGGCAGTTATTAATAAGGAAAGTATCGAGTGAACTGGCTTGAACAAATTGCACCTACTATTGCTACTTGTCTTGGTGGCCCCTTGGCTGGTTTGGCTGTTACTGCGCTTTCTAAACTTTTTGGAGTAGCCCCCGATGATGTAAAAGGAATGATTGAAGATGGTAAGCTCTCGGCCGAGCAAATTGAAGCAGTTAAAGTAGAAGAAATTAAGTTCAAAGAGCAAACCCAAGCACTTGGTTTAAATTTTGAACAGTTGGCAGTAGACGATAGAAAGTCTGCACGAGCCATGCAGTCTGAAACCAAGTCAATGGTACCCGCTGTTTTGTCTTATGTTATTACTATTGGGTTTTTTGGAATACTAACTGCCATTATGCTGGACTATGCTAAAGACAATAATCAGCCACTTTTAATTATGCTTGGTTCTTTAGGCACAGCTTGGGTATCTGTTGTTTCTTTTTGGTTCGGTTCTACTAATGCAAGCCATGTTAAGGACGATATGTTGTATCACTCTACCCCTACAAAACAATGAGTCCAAATTTAAAGGCATTTCTTGATATGATTGCAGTATCTGAAGGTACCAAAGGAAAGGGCAACGATGGTTATAATGTCATTGTGGGTGGGTCTTTGTTTACTGATTATGCGGACCATCCAAAAAAACTTATTTGGATTCGTGACGGTTTAGCTTCTACTGCTGCTGGGCGGTATCAGTTGCTAGGCAGATATTGGGATGTGTACAAAAAACAACTAGGCTTAAAAGACTTTTCACCAGCCTCGCAAGATGCGGTAGCGGTACAACAGATTAAAGAACGTGGAGCTTTACCGGATATTGAGAAAGGCTATATTAATGTAGCTATTGATAAGTGCAAAAATATTTGGGCTTCACTACCCGGCGCTGGCTATGGACAGCATGAAAATAATGTAGATAAACTAATAGCAGCGTATAAAACTGCTGGTGGTACAGTAGCCTAGGATAAAAGATGCCATTACAAAAACTACAATTTAGACCCGGCTTAAACCGTGAAGGCACAGACTACTCAAACGAGGGTGGTTGGTATGACGGGGATAAAATTCGTTTTCGTTCTGGTTTTCCTGAAAAAATTGGTGGTTGGACTCAATATTCCCCCAATCAATATAATGGCGTTTGTCGTTCTATTTGGGTTTGGTCCGATGGTGATGCGGGCGTTGGCAATCTCTATACTGGTTTAGGTACCAATACTAATTACTATATTTACTTTGGCGGTATATACAACGACATTACCCCAATTATTCAAACGAGTACGCTTACCAATCCATTTAGTACTCAAAATCTTTCTAAAACTGTTACTGTAACAGATGCAACATACAGCCCAAATCTTGGCGATACCGTAATTTTTTCTGGTGCTAGTATAGTTGGTGGTTTAACCATTAATGGCTCTTATGTTATTACAAGCATAGTATCAACTAGTCAATACACTATTACGGCAGCTACCACAGCTACTTCTACAGCTACAGGCGGTGGTACAGTTACAGCGCAATACGATTATCCGATAGGAAATACAATTTATTCAATAGGTACAGGTTGGGGCGCAGGGCCTTGGTCTTTAACTATTCCGGTATTACTAGGTAACAATCCATTTTCTATTTCTGCAGGTAGCAACGTAGTTACAGTTACGCAAACGGCGCATGGCTATCTATATACTGCCGGAACTTTTACTATAGGTGAGCAGTATAAGATTGTTTCTACTGGCGGTGGCTCCACTGACTTTACCCTTATTGGTGCAACATCAAATGCAGTAGGTACTATATTTACCGCAACGGGTGCGGGTACTGGAACGGGTACAGCCTCTATTGTCTGGGTGGCGTTTACTGGCGCAACTACGTTATCTACAGCTCCAACTGTCTATGGTTTTTCTGTCGGTACATATGGCATTGGCGCTTCTAGGGGCCTTAGTTTAGCTGGCGCAATATATGACACAATCCCCGCAACTTATTTAAATAATACGTTTGAGATTACTTATGTTGATGCTAATACTTACACAATTACAATTCAAAGAACTGCTTTAGCGCTAATGATTGGTGGTGGTAACAATGTAACTGTTTATCCTGAATATGGCACCCGTGGTTGGGGAACCGCCTATTCTTCTGGTATTGGTTCACAGCTACGCCTTTGGTCTAATGATAACTATGGATCTGACCTTGTTATTGCTCCTCGTGGCGGTCCTATTTTCTATTGGCAAGACTCTGGCACTGTTAGTACTCGTGCCCAATATTTAAGTTCTCTAGCTAATTCAACAACAGCGTTAACCCTTTCTGCTACGGCGGGAGATATTACATTTGCTGGTTCGGCAACGTCAATTACTGTGGCTGCAGCATATGCGCCTAGTATTTACCCTTATATGGTTTTTACTGGAACTAACTTACCCGCTAATACTAAAGTTGCTTCTAGCTATGTAACCGGCTCAACAACAGTACCAATTACAACCACAACGTCTGGCGGCAGCTCAGGTTCATATACAGTTTCATATGCTGGAGCTTTTGTACCAACGTCTACATTCCAAGTTATTACTTCGGCTATCCAAGAATTTGTTATTGCATTTGGTGCAAACTCTTACGTGCCTAATAATGCGGCGACTACATTTAACCCGATGTTGGTACGCTGGTCAGATCAAGGAAATGCCTATCAATGGATTCCGCAATTAACTAATCAGTCCGGCGAATATTTGCTTACAAACGGCTCTTATATTATGGCAGCTCGTGCAACTCGCCAAGAGATTTTAGTTTGGACTGACTCGGCTATTTATTCTATGCAGTATTTAGGCGCTCCTTATGTTTGGGGATTCCAAGTGTTGATGGATAACATTTCTGTTATGTCGCCTAATTCTATGATTACGATTAATAACGTAACTTACTGGATGGGACGTGACCGCTTCTATATGTATTCTGGACGGGTTGAAGTTTTACCTTGTGCCCTGCGCCAATACATTTTTTCAGATATTAACCAAGACCAATCCTATCAAGTATTTGCGGGGGCTAATGAAGCTTTTAACGAGGTTTGGTGGTTCTACGTGAGCCAAAGTAGTGCAAATACAGTCGTTGATAAGTACGTGATTTATAACTATTTAGATCGTGTTTGGTACTATGGAACTATGTCGCGCACCGCTTGGATGCAAACAGGCACTCAACCGTACCCTATCGCTGCCGACTACAACGGAAGACTGTTGTACCATGAAAATGGATGTGACGATTTGTCAACTTCTGCAACCCTACCTATAGACGCATATGTACAAAGCTCTGATTTTGATATTGGTGATGGCCATAACTTTGGTTTTGTCTGGAGAATACTTCCTGACGTTAATTTTAACGGCTCTTCTACTAATCAGCCCAGCGTCACAATGACGGTTAAACCCCGTCAAAACTCTGGAACCCCTTATGGACAAGCAGATAACCCACAGGTTCAGTCTGCTCAGAATTACACGACTGTACCGGAATACACTATTCAACAATTTGATGGTCAAGTATATACACGGCTTCGTGGTCGCCAAATGAGCTTTAGAATTGAGTCAACAGGTGTTGGTGTGGCTTGGCAGCTAGGTAGCCCTCGTATTGATATCAGACCGGATGGACGTAGATAATGACTATTCCAACATACCAAAACTATAACGGCGCCCCACGCACATCTAAAGCACCTAACTTACTGATTGCGCCGACCGAGTATAGCCAGCAATACCAAGACCAGATGAACAATGCTCTACGTCTT